CACTACGGCGCATTTCATTAATCACAGCGCGACTTAAAGCCATTTCAGTGTTTGTTTTTATAACCACATGGTTAAAGACTCTGGATGTAAAACCATCAGCGTTTAAATAGCCTTTGATGGTCATTAGCGACATCGGATGATAGCCTGGCAGTTTACCCACATAACTTTGTACATCCGCCGCTATTTTTGTGGCTGCAACTGCTTTAGGGTTCATTTCAGCTTGTTTGATAAAGAGCGTTTTCACATCATGCTTTTTGATAAAAGCACTGAGTTGCTGCACTTGTGGTGCAGCAGTGGTTTGCATTAACTCCTGCAGCTTTTCATTGAGCCGGTGCACGTTCACACCAGGCACTGTGCTAAAGGCTGACGGCACCAAGCGCTCTGGTAAACGCTCGGCCAGAGGCGGTTGCTCTGCCACTTGCTGCTTAGCTATTTCACTGCTGCTTACTTTGCCTGGTGCGTAATCGAAGCCCGGATCAATACCTTTGGCTACCCAGTGAACTTCGCCAGTTTTCTTATCGGTCCATTCGCGCATTTCAATCACCGGCTCCGGTGAGACCTGCAGTTTCTTCCGTTCCAGGCTTTGCTTGGTTTCACCGACCACACGGCACTTACAGCCCCAGCCATTTTGTGGGAACCACACATCCCACCAGGGACTGGTGCGGGGGAGTATTTTATTATGATTGGCTAAATGTGCAGGTCGTGGCGAGCGGCTATCGCCATGCACGTAGCGCCAGAACTCAAAGTTTTGTAGCTGTCGATAGCGTCCGGCATTGTAGCTTTGGCGCATGTTCGTGTCGTAAATCACACCAGCCCGCCAGGCGGCATCACCGGTATGCTCCCAGCCATTGCGTTTAACGATGTTTTTAAACTCACGTTTAAACCAGTTTAAACTCTTACCTTCGGCTATCGCTGAGTCTACGGCTTTGCGTAAATCCGCCAATAAACTGGTGGTCATGGCTCCGGCAACGGTAAAGGCCGTGTCATGCTGTTCCTTCCATACATCGGTCCAGCGTTCACCAGGTAAATTAAGCTTTGCCCTGAAGAATGCTATGCCCTCTTTGAAGGGCAGTGAACCATACTGCGCTTTGCCAATGGCCATTAGTCACCTTGCTCAACATCGTAACGGCCTGCCAACTCGGCAGCAGCCAATGCCAGTTGCAACAGTTCCTGAAGTTCTGTGTCATCCAGTTTGCCCTCCAGTTCCAGCAGTTGCTGCATCAGCTCTTCCAGGCTGGAAGCGTTTTGCACCAGTTCTTCAATAGGCTTCATTAGCTTGGCCATCACCGGAGCGGCTTTACTCCTAAGCTGCTTAGCCAGTAAATCAGCGGTATCAGGCTCTTCGACTGAATTGGTGGCTTTAAGTGAGGCCAGTGCCAGGCGCAAAGACGCAGTTTTGTCTTTTGGCTCAGGCGTTACTGACTGGATAGGTGCTACCGCAGGAACCCCTAATACAGGCTCATTATTCTCTGGCTGCGGGATCATCAATTTGGTGTGAGCCCAACTTTCAGGAATTTTCATACCCACACCAACCAGCTTGGGTAAGGCTTCGCTAAAGGTCTTAATGTCCTCCGGCGTTTGAGTATCAAACACCAGGCGTGGCATACGACGAGGATCACCGTTGTATGACTTGCCATTGAGCATGTGTAAAGGCCATAACACATGGCTATTTAAGGTGCTGGCGATTTGGCGCAAGTCATGATCACGAATATCTAACCGAACTTCATTATGGACATTACCCAGTGCCTGGCTGCCGGTGCTATCGACTTGAGCGGTTAATGTCTGTCCCAGAATCACTTTCGATTGGATCCGCTCGCACCAGCTCATCATGGTCATAAAGGGCTCGCCGCCACCTTTGGCTGCTTCGATAAACTCCATTTCCATGCCTTTTGGCATAATGCCAGCGCTGTTATGGCCCACACTCCATACCGCCTGCAACAGCTTGTTTTTTTCATCTGTCGTCGCGCCTGATGGGTATTTACCAATCCGAATGGGAATGCCGTAAATCTCTAAAAACTCGGCCAGGTCACGTACCGAATAGTTTTTAAAGATAAAAGGCCAGGCTAACTGCCGCACTAAGCCAGTTCGAGCAACGTAGCCACTCTTAGAGGCATGACGGTGTTGGATCCAGTTAAAGGACTGCAGCTCTTCACCTTCTGCAGTGCCATTACGAAGCACCAATTTACTTTGATCGTGCTGTGATAGCTGAAACCAGGTGGCCAGACGATGTTCGAATGCGGTTGGGATCCGAAAGTTGTTATAACTTTCCCAACAGTATTCGATATTACTAAAGCCCTTCAAAATGGCATCTGACATATTAAAGATCACATCCTCAAAATCAGGGATGTCGGCAAAAATGTCAGCATAATTTGCAGCGTCTTTTTTCTCCTGTGCCGAAGCGTTTCGAGGCGGTTCTATGCTAAAAGGCACGCTGGTCAACGCCATGCGGCGTTTAAAGAGTTCGGCGTGAATATGGCCGTCTTTCTCTTCAATATCTTCCGCCAGGTAACACTGGCCTAACAGGTTGCCTTGTTCGGCATCCGTCAAAATAGCCGCCAAGGTAGCTGGGTTTAAACCTCGGCTTGGGTGCTCCGCAAACTCCCGGCGCAGTTGAATAATGCGCGGACTGTTGTCGGTTTGTTTTGTGGCTAGTTCTTTTTCGCGCACTCGGTACAGAGTGCCATTTTTATCCTGGTGCATTACCAACATCCTGAAGTGTGTGAATGTGCAGAGGGCTCATCGCCCTGATGAAGTGCTGTAACTGGGGTAAAGTCGATAGCGCCGCCTTCCATCCAACTGGCGCGAATAGCCATTGCCAAAGCGACAGCAAAGTCGCCGTGACGCTGCTGGCCATCGGCTCCTTTGCCGGATCCTTTCTCAATTTGCGGCACACCGTTTTTCATTTGGATCTTGCAAAGGTCGTCGATGATGTCCTGATGGCGCGGTATTTCGATGAAGCCGTCATCAAACTCAGCTTTAAGTTTTGGCATCCACTCGCGATACCAGGCTTGGCTCAGCATCACGCAGTCCACCATTTCAGTGCCAAACTTGAGGCGCGCTGTTTCAGCCAAATAACCGCCGTTGCCTGTGCTATCAAATGCGGCTGCGGTAAAGCGCGGTAATCTATCCAGGATAAACATCAGTATTTCGCGCTGCGCTTCATAGGTGGCGTTGGATAGCTCCACCACAAAAGGCACACGTTTTGTTAAGTCAGGCTTGATGGTCAGAGGCACAAAAACAGATAAATCGCCTTTACGGGCAAAGTCTTCGCCAAACACATGACGGCAATTTGATGGCAGTTGTTCAAGTAAAAACTGAAGATTATTCTCCAGCCATTCAGTGACGATGCGCTGGCGTTCTGTCTCTGCCTGAAGCTCAAAATCCTTGGGAGCGGTGAAGCGTACAATCGGAATGCTGTGGTCTTTGACCATCGCGCGCTCAATCAGCACTCGCTTTACATACACACCGGAGCCCGCTTTAGGCACGCAGAAATATTCTTCTAACGCATCTTCTTCAGTGGCGGTGTCTTTGAGTAAACCATTCTTCCATTCGTCTTCTTTTTCCGCTGACCAGGGCTGTTTTCGGATCTGACAAATACGCTGATACAAGCCTTCACGACAGGCGTCATCAAGGGTAATAGTATGGACTGAATAGCGTTTTTTTCCTGCGCGACTATCTTGGATTAACTGGTTAAATAGGTTGTCCGTACCATTATGGGTGCTGATTAAACGGACCTTGCTGCCCCACATGGTCAGAGCCAAAGCAGCCTTTAAAACTTCAGCCAGACGGTCATGGAATGCGGCTTCGTCAATAGTGACATTGCCCTGCATACCGCGCAGGTTGGACGGGTTAGAGCTTAACGCCTGAATTTTAAAGCCACTGGCAAAGTGAACGACGAAGGTCAGAATTTCTTTGCCTTCTTGTCCTTCATCGACAAAGACTTCCTCTGAAACCTCGCCTGCGGCCTTATCAAAGGCTTTGGCCCACATAGCCGCTGCTTCGATAAACTCCCGCGCCATTTCTTTGTTGGAACCAACATAGAAGTGGTTGCAGCCACCGTGACTACGTGCCGTAGAAGCGCACAAAACAGCATCTGCGGCCTCTGCCCAGGTTAAGCCAGTACGACGGCTTTTCTCAGCAATTTTTAACGGACTTTCGTCTGCTATCCAGCGCTTCTGGTAACCCAGTAGCACCTCTGAGGGATTGAACTGAACAAGGGTGCTGACATGGTGTTGAACAGAGTCATGGATAGCCTGAGCCACTGGCGTCATCGCTATGGCCGCTGCTGCAACGGCTACCTGCGCAACCTGTTTTAACTTCATGCGATCCCCAAAATTTCACGTTTCAGAAGTGCCACACCATCCGCTGTTAAGCCTGCAGACTTAGCGACTTTTTCAGTCGCTGCAGCTACTTCCTCTGCAAACAACTGGCGGATCTCTTTTTCACGCTTGTGACTGTGCATAGCTGCAGCTTCCAGGCGCTGAGCTGCCAGCATGGCGTCTTTAATCATGCCAATGTCCATTTCTTCTTTACTGGAATTGGTCATCATGGCTTTGAACAACTGAGTGCGGCCTATCTCTAAAATCATCCGGCTAACATCACCAGTTGGCTTATCACCTAACTGAGCCACCAACGCATTGCTGACCTCGCGGATTTCCCGTAAGTCTTTGCCTATGGTTTCTAAATGGCTGGCATAGCGGTTTAACCCTGAGCGAGAAAGCTTTAACTCTTCTTTGTCTTTTGGGGGGAGCTGGCTTTGGTCTATCAGGTCGTTGATGTAGTCGAGAACGTCTTGCTGGGTCAGGCGGCCATCACGCAGTTTTGAATCTAATTCCTGGCGTATTTCTTCAGGAAGCAGGTCGATTTTACTGCGGCGGCCACGGGTTACTTTGTCCGTCATGGCACACCTTTTTAGTTTGGGCTTGGGCGCTTAATACCTGGGATTTTGACGCGGCCTTCCGCAGCATCTAATCCGCGCTGGGTTAGTTTGGCGATTTGAATAGAGCCCACTTTACTCAGCTCAATCAAACCTTGCTCTTCTAGCCAGGCTAATTCAACACGCAGGCCGTCACGGCTGATACTCAAGCCCACGGCATTAATACCGTCGTGCAAAATCGACTCATTCAAGTCATAGCCCGTATCTTCGGCCAGTAACCGCAGCACCACTAAGCGCTGATGTTCTTTCATTAAATTACCGAGCATGGGTGTTTCCCCTTAATTCGTTTTCAATCAGCAAATCCAGCTTGCCCTCGATAGAACGCATACGGCCATGCACGCTATCAACCTGCCCCACCAACCCCGTGACCTTGTTGTCCAGGGCGTGGAATTCGTCTTTGGTTGGGATGTACTCAAGCTTCAGCTCAATTTTTTCTATCTGGGTTTGCTGTTCATCCACCTGAACCTTTAATGCATCCAGATCCTTTTTGTTTTCCTTCGGTCCTTTGCTAAGCCAGACATAGAGGCCAATGATGGCTGTGAATAAAAGCTGGCCAGCGTCCAGCCAAAACTTAGCACCGGAGTAATTCATATCTTCGAACACAGTTTTTTCCTTTCATGTTCACGGATGCTCTGGCAGTCGATGCAGCACACCGCATGGGGTAAAGCGATAAGGCGTTGTGCCGAGATTTGCTCGCCACAGTCCACGCAATAGTGGTTGCCGTCGGCGTCGATGTCCTGCGCTTCTTTGGGTTTGGTTAAGGCCGCTTTTAATGCCTGGTCGCGTTGTTGCTGTTCCAGTTCGCTGGCTCTGTCTAATAAATCGCTCATGGTTTTGTTGGCTTGTCCTTGCTTGATTTTCCAAATGGCGCAAAGCCATCAATGGTACGCAAACCCATGTACCCCAGCGCCGGGGTATAGATGCTCATGGCGATGTACCAGTCAGGGCCTGTGCCTTTACCAAAAGCCTCTAGCATGGCCATCAACAGCACGTAAGCAGTGCCTGCATAGAACGATTGGCGAGCCATTAAAGGGCGAGTGCGACGGACGTACTCATCTGTTGCACCATCACCGGCACGGATGGTGGTTTGTGTTTCCGCATGGCTGGCTTGCTGGTCGTTGAGTTGTGCGCTGTAGCGCTGATTCTCCAGCTCCTGGCGGCGGGTTTGTTCCTTCTCCAGTTCAAGCTTGATGCGCTCTAGCTCGACAAACTCTGCTGGTGGTAAAGCCGCAATTTGCTGCGCTACAGCGGCTACTTTATCTTGCGGCTTTAAAGTGAGCTGGCCCACGCTTTCCACAATATCGGCTACCTTGTCGGCGGTCTTATTACCACCAAACAAGCTGCTGATACTGCGGATCACACCTGGGCCGTATTCAACGGCTAACGAGGCAATACCTGTAGCAATGGCTATGGACATGGCTAAATCCCTAATAAGTCCCGTAGCCGCTTGTTCTCCGTAAGCACTGAGCCAAGTGGTGCGGGTGGTTTGATATGGCGCTGGATTTCGACAGGGGTAACGCCGAACCAGCCTTTTTCGAATAAGTCCTGCATGGTTCCATCAAGGCTATGCAGGGGTGGTTTTGCTGGTACTGGTGCACCGTTTTCATGGGATAACTTCTCAGCCTCAAGGCGCTTTTCTTTGCCTTGCTGACGGCTCCAGTCCCAGTTTTTGCCCATAGTTAGTTGCGCTCTATACGCAGCGGCACTTTGTCGTTGCCGACCAGTACCAGCAGCTTTTGCAGAGCACTTTTTGAATCCAGTACTGCCCATTCACCACTGACCACACCAAAGGCTTTACCAGGCGCAACGCAACCTTGTAATTGGCTGGGCAGGTTGGCTGCATGAAATAGGCAATGAGTGCGAAGAGACGGGCCTTCTTTCGTAACGCCAAGAGTTGGGGCTGTGATGATCAGGCATGGGCCAAAGCGAGGGCTTACATGTGCTTCGACAATATAGTCACCCGCAGGTAAGCAGCTTTTGCCAGGTGCGTTATTTAACCAAGGGCATTCGACAGTGACGCAAATACGTTCCCCAGTGGTTGCGTTGAACAACTCACCAAAGGTGCCGTGGGAAAAACTATGGGTTTTAAGGTGTAGACGAAGGACTTCTGACATCTCGCCAATCCGGGTTAACGTTGGTTAACCACAGATTAGCGAGCATTTGATTTAGGTACGGATTAAAGGGTTTTGCTAAATTTCTATTTAGTTAGATACGAGACGGAAGGCATTAATTTCAACAGAATAGTGCTCGTAAGATTTCTTTTTCTTATTGTAATGGCTTGTCACCGTTACATCGGCATAAACGCGAGTTTTCCCATGTAACTCAGCGGGGTTGACGGTATCAGCCAATGTAAACTTGATTCTTTTATCTATCAATCCAGGAACTGAGCCTGCCCAACTTGAGGAGCTTTTGTCTTTATCACTCGCATAAATCAATATTGGTAAATTACTGTATTCTTCTGTTTTTTTGATCGGAACGGGCGGTTCATACTCAACCGGAACTTCACTTATAAATTTTTCAGACATAGTTAATTCAGGAACGCCTTCGATTTCAACAGTTGCTTGTGGATCATTTTTGGCGGGCTTCAATGCTCCAATTGCTTGTTGAGCAAGCTGTTTCTGATCTTTCACTGCGGACAAAATAAGTTCTATGTCTTTTCCTGTTAGTTTCGCATCCGCACCTACGTTAACAATTGTATTGTTATAAGCAGCGACATTTGGCGCAGGCGAGCTACTGCCAATCGCAGACATTACACCATAGACTAAAAAGCCTCCGATCCCCATAGCAACCACAGTTCTCAGTGCCGTATTGTCGTTCAACATTTCACTAAACACCTCTTGAGCTTTTTGGTAGTTGTCTTGGCTTTTAAATACGTATTTGATAACAAAGTCTTCAATTAAACTTCCCGTCTGAAGAGAGTCTACATGCACAGAGACATCAACAACTTCTATCCCTGAGTAAGCCTTTTCAATAAAAATTGGAGTTCTGAGGATTAATTTTTCTAGATTTTTTAATGATTCAATGACGTCTTGAATTGGTACTGGTTTTTCAGTCTTATAAACTATTTTATAGCCAGTGGTAACTGTAAAGAACTCTGTTCGAATTGTACTCATTAGATCTGCCTTCCTTGTGTTTTTTACAAAACTAACCGATTTACCATAACGGGTAAATACTGGGTAAAAACACAGTTTCTAGCTTTGGCACGTATCAATAAACCAAATACTTTATTTGACTAACTTAAGGTCAGATACCACCCAAACGTTACCCGACCACCCCGTGACATCACAGCTAAACTGATTTCTAAGTTTTGCACCAAAGCTGTTTTGAGCATCCACGTAACCAAGGATCTTAAATTCCTTTTTTGTCGGGCCGTCTGGTTCTGTAAGATCCAAACTCACAGCCTCAATATCATCAATCGATGCAAACTCTGCAGTTGCAGGCGCTTTTAGGACCTGAAGAGCCATTGCCTTACATTCTTCATAAGCACCGGCTATCGAGGGTTCAGTTGAGGGTGGTTGTCCGCAAGCAGTCAAAGCTATAGATACAACCCAAAGCAGTCTCTTAATCATCATCCAATGTCCCTATTAGTTATTCAGGTAATTTAGACTATTTATCAGATGTAAAAAAGCCCTCCGACTAGAGAGGGCTTATTCACAAGTGCTACAAGTCTTACAACTGGCTTACTGCAAAGGGCTTGTAGCGCTGGTAAGACTTGGATCTGAAACCACCTGATAGGT